AGTAAAAGGAATTAAACACGGTTCAGCTGTTTATAATTTTTTAAGTAATATTTTTAACGATAACTATAGTTCTTATAAACACGAAAACGTGGAAGAACCAAAAGTTTTCATCAATGAAGAAAGATTGGTAAAAGAAAAATTATCTTACGAAGAATCATATCGTTCTGGAATGAAATTTAAACTTACTAGAGCAATCATTAAATATGTTACTTCAGATTACACCAAAGTTGAAAACATTACTATTGAAAACGGTATTGATGGATTTGAATTAACATCTAGTATTTTTAAAGGTGATGTAAAAGAAATTATTAGAACAAGAGCTATATCAGCTGGAGGTTACAACATTCAAGAATATCACTATCGATATCTCACTAAAGTAAAAAAGGTAAGTTAATTCTTACCTTTTTTTATGTTTATCCGAATATTTATCTTTGATGAAAGATTTAATCCGTAAAATATTAAAAGAATCTGAAGATGAGTTTGATTGGGTACCAAAAGAAATGTCATTAGCTTTTGGCACTAAATTTAAAGAATCAGATGTTTGTGGACCTCACAACGATATTAATTGTAAAATTGGCTTTGACGGTGAAAAATTTACTTTTTATTTAGATTTTGATGATTGGTCTAGTAATTTTGCTAATGTAGATGAAAATGATGAATTTTATTTAAAACAAACAATGATGGGTAGTAATATCTACGATGATTATGACGTAGATGAAGAGGAATTTAATTATATTCATCACTATCTTACGGCTGAAAATAAAGAAAAATTAAACCATTTAATTGAACTTTTACAGTTAGACACTAAATTAGAAGATTATAGGGAATCACAAAATAAAAATTTAACCGATTTATTTAACGAATTTAACCAAATAAAAGAAGGCGATTATATGTTAAATGATGTTTTAGGAGAAATTAGTTCAGCTATTGTCCGTAACAGACAAATAGAATTAGATACTGAATACGCCCAAAAACTTAACAGTTCTGGCCTTAGTATAGATTTAGACAGGCGAGATAATTTAAAAATTGAAATACCTTCTGAAAGGGTTTTTAATGAAATGGGAAGTGGTAGTGATTTAACTACCATACTTACAAAAGCATCTGAGTGGTTTGAATTAAGTTGGAATGAATTTTATTGGGATAGTTATAATACTGAAGGGGCTAGTGAAGGTATTAATAGGATAGTTGGTAATTATTTAGATGATGTGATTGAGATTACCGAATCTAACAATGATTTTATTGAATATAACGAATTTTTAGACCTATTAAAAAAAATGAATTTTAAAAAAATAGGTGAGAAATCGTGGTCAAAACAATTAGATGATTCTGATAGCATAATTCATTTTGGCGTTACAAATATTAGTCGTTTACACGGTACTTTTAAACTAATAACTTCTGTACATAAGTTTGATGGACCCACTAAAAGGTATGAAGACACATTACTTTTTGACGAATTACCAAAGTTTACTTCTAACTATAGATTAGATATTTAAAAAAAATCTACCTTTTTATTTCACTTATAAAATTAATTTACCTATTTTTTACTTAATGGAAAATTTAACATTAGGTAAAGTTTTTGTACCCGCAAATATAGAACAAGAAGAAGGGATTAGTAAAATAATCAAATTTATTAATAAAGGTGAATCACAAGAATGGTTTACATTACAAGGTAAAGCGGGGACAGGTAAAACAACAATCATATCCCAAGTAATCAAACATTTTTTAGGTAAGAAAAGAATTGTTATTGCTGCTTTATCTCATAAAGCTAAAAAAGTCCTTTATAATAGACTAAAAGAAGATATCACAACCGAACAAGGCATTTTTTCACATAGTTTAGCGTCATTACTCGGTATGGGTTTTGATATGGAGACAGGTAAATTTGTTAAAATATATTCCAAAAAGAAACCACCAATTAAAATCATGGATTTGATAATAATTGATGAGTGTTCTATGATAAATGAAGAAGGTCTTAGGTTAATAATGTCTGAAAAGAAAAAAACAGCTAAAGTTGTTTTTTTAGGTGACGTAGGACAACTACCACCAATAAGAGAAGTCGGTGATTCAATGTCTGGTAAGATAAGCCCAACCTTTAATACAAAAAACAATTATTTTTTAATACACAGTGTTAGACAAAATGATGGTAGTTCTATTATAAACTACTCTAATTATTATTGGGAAAATTCTGTTAATAATGAAGACCCTGAAGAAGACCCAATACCTTTTGAAGTTAGAAAAGATACTCACGATATGTTTTTTAAAACTTCATTAGAAAATACTATAAAAGAAAACTCAGATAAATTTTTATCATTAAGAGATATAAAAAATATTGATTTAATAAAAGTTATTGTTTATAAAAATAAAACAAGAGAAGCTATAAATTGGTATATAAGAAATTTAATATATAAAGAACCTAAAGAATATGAGGTTGGTGATGTTTTAATTTTTAACGATAACTATAGTGTTGGTGATGAAGTATTAATAGAAAATTCTACGGAAGTTAGTATAGTTTCCATCGAAGAAAAAAAGTTTAGAAATAAATGGGATGGTTATGTTTTATATGTGACCACAGGTGAAGAATCTTGGTCAGTAGATGTTTTGAGTAATAAAAGTTATGACATTTATAACAAACATATATCTGAATTATTTAACCTAGCTAAAAAGGTACCGTTTGGTGTACAAAGAAGTAGACAACTTAAAAACGCTTGGGACAGTAGGAGAAGGTTTGCTAATGTTGATTTTGCTTACGCTTTAACCTCACATAAATCACAAGGTAGTACTTATAACAATGTTATTATAATTGAAGACGATATTTTATCGGTTAAACCAATAACGAACATAGAAAAATCACAATCCATTTATGTTGCGTTAACAAGAGCAAGTGAAAAAGTTTATGTTGTATCAGAACTTAATAAATAATTAATATGAGAAAATTTGATGAAAATTACACTATAATAAAAGACTTAAAAGAAAATGATGTTTTTTTATCTAAATCAAATAACGTAGGTTTTTATGTTAAAAATTTAGGTGACGATAAACATCTTTTACGTAAAGAATCTGGTGAAGAATATATAGTGCCACACGGTAGGTTCCCAGTTTTTAAAGAAATTAAAACCATAACATATAATAATGATTTTAAGAAAAAAGATTATATAATAAAGTTAATAGATAAAAAGGTGGCTTATGAATTTATAAAAGTTTACCATTATTTAGGTGACGCTAAATTCTTCGCTAAGTTTTCTTTTGGTATGTACCATAAAGAAACAGATGAGTTATTAGGTGTTACAACATTCACAAACCCACAGGGTAATGTGGCTCTTAAAGGTTGGTTTGGTTTAGAAAACTCAGACCAAACGGTTATGGAACTTAGCAGGTTATGTGTATTACCTAATTTAAACGGTACTAATGCAACTTCCTTTCTATTGGGTACAAGTATAAGGTTATTAAAGAAAGAAGGGGTTAAAGCAGTTATAACTTTAGCTGACGATAGTAGACACAACGGTAGCATTTACCAAGTTTGTAATTTTAAGTATTATGGTTTAACAGATAAGAAGTCAGACTTTTTCTGTTTTAATGAAGGTGATTGGAAAGTTAACCCAAGAGGCCCAACCAAAGATAAACAAGGTGTTTGGGTTAACCGTACACAAAAACATAGGTACGCATATATTTTAGATGAAAATTTAAAATGTTTATACGAACAATTACACCACCCAAAAAAAACTGATATAAAAGACTACGATTGTTGTGCTGGTACTAAAAAGGTTTTGGACAAAAGATTTAACATTGAATATACATGCCCTAAATGTACAGTTTTAGTGGATATTGTATAATATTTATTTAATATGTTTATTGAAAAAAATATTAGACCTCATGATTTTAGGAGAGGTGGGCCAAAGTGGGTTATACTACTTGGACTTAAAGGAACTTCATATACTGAGGGTTATATATTTGCCCCTTACTTACCATTAATTTCAACGGACATTATATCAGAAGAAATTCCTATTAATACTTTAAGTATAACTTCAAGATATGCTAAAAGAATAAATAACGGATATTATAGTACAACAACTTTATTATGATAACAAAACGTTTACCTGGATTTTGTTTTGTTGATCCAACAAACAAAGAGATTGTTAACATAAGAATAACATCCGCTCGTGTTCTTAGTGAAAATCGTAGAATTAGAGCCGTATGGACTCCTGAAATGGCACAAGACATAGCCGCTTTATATAATATAGATGCTGAGGCTGAATTAATAGCTTTATTAGGTGAAAATATAAGAAACGAAATTGACCAACAAATAATCCAAGATTTACGTAACAATCAAAGATTCTACAATCAAAATAGACAAGAAGATATTTTTAATAGATGGGACCAAATCGGTGGTGACGTTTTAATACATCATGGTCATAGAGCCCCACAAGATAATAATCAACCTGACTTTGGAAATGTTATCTTACCTATGGCTAGAAGAATTGCTGCACAAACAATCGGAATGGATTTGGTAACTGTACAACCATTAAGAATACCAGAGTTTTTAGATTATAATGAATATTTCACCGAAAATAATTATATCTCACTACCTAACGAAGAAGGTTGGTATACAAAAGGTACTTTTGAATCTTTATTGATTAACATGGATATAAAACCTTTTAAATTTATACAGAGGTTTTCGCGACGTGGACGTAGAGCACCTGGTTGGAGAAGAATTTAACAGAAATTTAATAATACATTATTGTATTGACTGATAATTATAGGTATGATTTTATCAGAAAATTTAACAATAATTATCCCCTGTAAAAATGAAGGTTTAACAATTAAAAAGACATTAGACTTGTTGAACTACCAAAAAAATATTGATGAAGTTAGTGTGATAGTTGCTGACATATCTGATGACGGTATTACTAAAAAAATATTAAAAAAAAGGGATGATAAATTTAACCTTACAGTAATTAAAGGTGGATTACCTTCTATCGCCAGAAATAACGGATTTAAATTCTGTAAAACACCTTATGTGTTATTTTTAGATGCAGATATATTTCTTTTGGATAATGAATTACTAGATAATTTCTTAACATATATAGGTATTGTAAATAAGGATTTGGTTTCTTGTAAAATAAACACCACAAATGGTAAGTATAACTATGTCTATAATTTTTTTTATAAATTTCAAAAACTTACAAAATGGATATCACCGTTCTGTTTAGGTGGATTTATGTTAATGAAATCTGAAAGGTTTAATGAAATAGGCGGGTTTGATGAAACAGCTACTATTGCTGAAGATTATCAATTAACACGGCATATAAAACCAAATAAATTTGATGTATTAGATAATGTCGTTTTTACCACACCAAGAAGATTTGATAGTAAAGGTTTATTATATATGATTAGAATTTTTATTGGATCCTATCTTAATAGAAATAATAATAATTATTTTAAAAATGATAAAAATTATTGGTCATGAATTGGAAAACTATAATAATGAGTGATCTACATTTAGGCGCAAGACAGTCACAAACAGAAAAAATATTAAATTTTTTAAAAGAAAATAAATCGGAAAAATTAATATTAAACGGTGATATCGTTGATGGTTGGGCCTTAAAAAATAAAGGTAAATGGGATGGTGATTGTACAAAGATATTTAGAAAGTTTATGAAAAGGTCTGAAAAGGGTTGTGAGGTTATCTACATTAGAGGTAATCATGATGATTTTTTAAAACCCTTTATACCTTTTACTATGAATAATATTCAGATAGTTAGAAAATATGTACATACTGGTATTGATGGTAGGACATATTACTGTTTTCATGGTGATGTTTTAGATTTTGTTATAATGGAAGTTAGATGGTTAGCTGTTTTGGGTGGTTGGTCTTATGATTTTGTTATAAGGTTAAATACAGTGTATAATAAAATAAGAAAAACTTTTAATCTACCTTACCATTCCTTAGCGAACACAATTAAACAAAGTGTTAAAAGTGCAATAAATTTTGTTTCAGATTTTGAAAAAAATGCTAAAGATTTAACAAAACAAAAAGGTTACGATGTCGCAGTATGTGGACATATACACCAACCAAAATTAGAAGTTGATTATATGAACTCTGGTGATTTTTGTGAAAACTCTACTTGTTTGGTTGAGGATTTTGAGGGTAATTGGAAAATTATTTTTGTTTAGATTTTTGTGTCTTCTGATAAAATTTCTTGACGAAACTTTAAAACTTCTTCTTTAATTTTTATTCTAATATTAGACATATTTTATAAATATTTTGATTTTTAGTAAATTAATGATTATCATTATAAAAGTTAATAATAAATAAAAACAATATAAAAATATGACTGAAGACAGACAAATTGAAACTCTTGAAAAGAAAATCACTAGTTTAATGTTTCAAATTAAAAATGGTGAAATTACACCAGCTCAATCAAAAATTGGTAAACCTTTTAATAAATTGAAACCATTGGACTTACCGTCTTATGAAAACCTTTTAAAAGAATATAAAAAAATTTTAGAGGAAGTTAAAAAGCCTATTGACAACGTAGAGGAATAACGTATCTTTAGTGTATAATAATTTAAAAATACAATTAAAAATGGAAAAAGGAACTGTAAAGTTTTTTAATGAAACAAAAGGATTTACAGGATATTTATATATGTGAGAAGTGGTATTTATAAAATATTAAATGTTATAACTAAAAAAATTTATGTAGGCTCATCTATTGATATACAAGACAGATGGTACTTTCATAAAAACTCTTTATCTAATGGTACTCACCACTCAATAAAATTACAAAGATCTTATAATATACATGGTGTTAACAATTTTAACTACGAGATTATAGAGGAATGTGATTTAGATTCATTAATAATAAGAGAACAATTTTACATAGACTTTTTTAATAGTTATAAAAACGGTTACAATTCAAGACCTAAAGCTGAAAATAATCTTGGTGTTAAACATAGTGACAAATCCAAAAATTTAATTAGATTGGCTAGTTATGGTAATAAAAACATGTTAGGTAAACACCATAATGAAGAAACCAAGCAACGAATTAGTGAAAAATTAATTAATAAATCTTTCTCAGATGAGACTAAACTTAAGATGTCAAACTCTCAAAAGGGTAGAAAACATACTGAAGAGACTAAACAAAAACTTAGAGAACAAAGAATTAGAAAACCGTTATCTGAGGAACATAAAAAGAAACTTAGTGAAGCTAAATTAGGTAAAAAACAAAGTTTAGAAACAATACAAAAAAGAGTTAAAGCTAACACTGGTAAAAAAAGAACTAAAGATACTAAACAAAGAATTAGTGATAAATTAAAAGGAATTATAAGAGGACCTATGTCGGACGAACATAAGTCTAAAATACAAAGAAATCGTCTAATTAATCAACAAATAAAAAATAAATAAATGAGTAAAAATGGAACCGTTAAATTTTTTAACAACGAAAAAGGTTATGGGTTTATCGCAGATGTAGAATCTAATGATGAGTTTTTTGTACACGTATCAGGTTTGAAAGAAGAAATTCGTAAAAACGATGAAGTAGTGTTTGAAATAGAAGAAGGTAAAAAAGGACTTAACGCTGTTAATGTTCGATTAGCATAATCTAACAAATTACAAATTTAAAAACCTGAAATTAAATTTCAGGTTTTTTTTATCACAACAAAAATGAGACCTAATAAAAAAATACAAAAACATATTTTGATAGACCCATATTACGGTTATAAAATCTTTAATGATTTAGAGTTTCACCCACACAGAAATGGTTTAGGTGGTAAACAAGCTATCATGAATTTTGATAACGGACATCGTATATCAGTTGTTGGTGGTGGAATTGGTCTTTATGGTGACGGTATAACCACATTTGAAATTTGGAGAAGTTGTGATGATGATGTTAAAGGTCATTTAACTAAGGAAGAAGTAACTGAAGAAATGGTAGAACTTCAAAGTTTAGACACAAGAACAACACCAAGAAGTAAATACGGATTTTAAAAATAAAAATAATACTTGACAATTAGAATAACTTTAGTATCTTTGTACTATATTTATTAACAGATAGAATTTAAACAAAAATGAAAAACTTAACAAACATATTATTCGTGATGACACTGACGGTGTTATTTCAGTTTTTACAAACTGAGCTCGGGTCTTTATGTCTAAGTTAATCATATAAAATATTAACATTAAATAGAAAACCCGAGGAAAAATCTTCGGGTTTTTTGTTTTAACACTTTCGGGTCGTCTAAGGGCAGGACAGATGTTTTTGGAGCATCTAATGGTAGTTCGATTCTATCCCCGAAAACATACATCGTTGGAACCAGACTAACGAAATAAAATAAATAAGTTGTGGTGACAGATGTGGAGAGACACATATACGGACCTTAAGCTAATCTGGTGAAAGCGTACCCCTGAAGAGGGTAAGAGTTCAGTTCGAAACTGAGAAGGTCCACAAATACCGTAGGTACTTGGTGTACAACTATCTCTCATAAGGATGGTTAGGTGGGTTCGAAACCCATATACGGTACAACAAGCTTCCAAAGCATAAATGGTGATGCACCTGACTTGTAATCAGGATAACTCAGTTCGATTCTGGGTGGGAGCTCTAATAGTTCGGTAACTTAGTGGCAAAAGTCCTTGTATTACAAACAAGCTATCGTGGGTTCGAGTCCCACCCGAACTACCAAGCCCCTATGACGGAACGGTATACGTGTATGTCTTAGAAACATAATTTTGTAGGTTCGAATCCTACTAGGGGTACAAAAAATATGGGGTGAGAGACTTGGGGTCATGACCAAGTTATTTCGAAAGGGATAAGGGTTCTCAGTCAGTTTAAATCTGACCCACTCCACCTGGGGTTGTTTTTGTACTTTGGTGAAAAATCGGCTAATTTTGGTTATAAATGGATAACAAACGGTTTAAAAAACAAACTATTAAAACCTAATGAAATTTTACCTGAAGGTTGGGTCTTTGGTAAAAAAATTGATAAAGACATACTTAATTAGTATAATTAATCCATCATGCTCCTGTGGTGAAATTGGTAAACACGCTCGGCTTAAAATCGAGTACTAAGGTTTGTGGGTTCGAGTCCCGCCAGGAGTACAAAAAATAAAATTATGATTTTAGTACTTAACGCAGATTATACACCACTCACAATTATGAAACTAGACCGTGCGTTTAGATTGGTGTATAAAGGTAAAGCTGAAATTATATCAACAAAAGGTGATACTATAACAACAGATAAGGTTGATTACGATAGGCCATCTGTTATTAGATTGTTAAAATATGTTTATTTTCCTTATAAAAAAGTAACTTTATCAAGATTTAATATTTATAGAAGAGATGATTATAAATGTTTATATTGTGGTTCTAAAGATAGTTTAACACTTGACCACATAATACCAAGAAGTAAGGGCGGTAAAAATAGTTGGACTAACTTAGCAACTTGTTGTATGAAATGTAATATAACAAAAGGTGATAGATTCTTAGAAGAAACAGGTATGGTATTAACACAAAAACCTTTCATACCTAGCTACTTGTTTTTCTTACATAAAATGAATAAACTTAATGAAGATTGGAAAAAATATTTAATAAAAACAGACAATGAAAAAACTAGATAAATTGATTTTTAAATATTTGGGTTGGTTATTATACCCAGAAAATAAATTAGGAAAAGAAGAAAAACATAAAAAAATGCGTCAAGATTATGATGGGAAATAATTTTAAATTTGAACAGGGCGTGGATTATTACCTTGAAAAAGGTCAAATAATCATGACAGAATCTTATCTTGAAAAAAAAAGTAGCTGTTGTGGTTCGGGTTGTAGACATTGCCCGTTTTGGCCACGTCATACAAAAGGTTCTGTTGATTTAAAAAAATCCTGAAAAAATATTGACTGAAATAAAAAAGATTAGTATATTTGTATAGTATTAAATGCCGAGGTGGTGAAAAGGTAAACACGCCACTTATGATACTCTTAAATGTTTTGGTGTAATTGGTAACACATTCCTTTAAATAGGAAAGAAGTAGGTCCGAACCCTACAAATTAAACTAATGAGTATGAGTGTTGGTCAAAAAAGATTCTAATGGAATCGAAGTAGACCTTGGGGGTTCAAATCCCTCTCTCGGTACCACATTGCGGGGAGGCAGGTTGCCCAACTAGTCTCATAAGCTCGGTTTTCTTGGTTCAATTCCAAGCCCCGCTACCTTGGGTTGTTTTTGTACTTTAGTGATATTTATTGCTAAAGTACAATTATGGCCAGAAAAAAGAAAAAATACCATTATATTTATAGGACCACAAACCTTAAAAACAAAAAATATTACATCGGAATGCACAGTACAGATAATTTGGAGGACGGTTATTTAGGTAGTGGAAAATTATTAAGACGTTCATTAAATAAATATGGAAAAGAAAATTTTAAGTTTGAAATCTTAGAATTTTTACCTGACAGGGAATCTTTAGCTAAAAAAGAAAAAGAGTTAGTAAATGAAAATCTTTTAAAAGATATCTCATCAATGAATATTAAACACGGTGGTGAAGGGGGTTTTGTTAATGATGAACATAGGGTTAAATTTATATTAGAAGGTTCTAAAAATGGTAGAGACAAGGCAAACCAAACCCTAAAATTAAAATACGGTAATGATGATAAATGGTTAAATAGGTTTAATAGTTACATTTCTAAAAAAGCTTGGTCCCAAAAATCTTATAAAGAAAAAATATTAAAAAATATTGATTGGACTGGGAAAAAACATAAAGAAGAAAGTAAGAAAAAAATTGGCGAGAAGAATTCAATAAATCAAAAAGGTGAAAATAATTCACAATTTGGAACTTGTTGGATAACAAATGGTAAAGAAAATAAAAAAATAATTAAATATGGTATTATACCTGTTGGTTGGGTAGTAGGTAGAACTTTACAAAATTATAAATCATGATAATATTTATATAAAAAACAAACTATGAGAAATTTTTTTAATGATGGATTTAACGATGACGAAGATTTTATGAATCGTTGGAATGAATTTAATCGTATGATGGATGACAGTAAGTTTAATGAAAGTATGGGTAAAGTTCAAAAAGATTTGGAAAACCTATTACGTGGTATGATGAATTCTAAAGATTTTGATAATATCAACAACACACCAATTAAGTTTATTATCACACCGATAAACACAGACAATGAAGATTTTGATATACCAAAAGATGGATTGGATATTAAAAAGGGTAACGATGAAAACGGTGAATGGGAAACAAAAAATTGGAGTTCACCTGATGGTTCTGTTTCATTTAGTTCATTTACAAGGTCCTCAAACATAGGTGATAGAACTGATTTACCAGATGATATCGCTGAAAGATGGAACTCAAAATTAAGAGATAGTAGAACAAAAAGAACTAATGAAGTATCTGATGAAATAAAATTAGGTAGATATCAAAAAATGTTAGATTACTTGGTAGAAAATGAAAACTATGAAAAAGCTGCCGAGATTAAAAAATTGATGGATGAAATAAAATCCGAAAAAAAATAAAAAAACTTGACAAACAA